ACATCGTGGCAGTTCTTTTAAGTCGCGGTGAATCTGAGGTTATATGGGAGGAGAAAAAATGAAATGTTTTACTTGCGGTAGCGAGTTAAGACTTACGGTAGTTAAAGGAAAAACCTATTGCTTTAGGTGCGAGGCTGATGCTTCAATGGAGCAGTACGGAATAGTTCGACAAATCAAAGAGAGGACAGCATGAAAACTATCAATGATGAAATCGGTTACATAGAAGGTCGATTGCTCAAAAAGGGAATCCGATTGAGTCCCAAGGGACGCAGTTGGGCAGAGAATCTTGAGGCAATGGTTTTCCTAGGTGGAATCCTGTTGATTTTCGGCATTGTAGGGTCAATAGAGACTGGCAGGTGGTTCTGATGATACTTCTATCATGGCTAAGGGGTAATAAGCCTCTACGGGTCTCTGAAGGCTCATTAAGGGCTATTCGTAGGGCGCAGTTGGATAAAACCCTCGCTGAAGAGTCTGATAAGCGACGCGCTCGAAAGATGGCTCGCTTCAAGTTGAATTCTTAACCCCAGTAGGATATACTTTGAATTGTCCGAGAGGAGGACATGAAATGACAACTTCAGTCATCGAGAAGAAAAAGGCTCTTACAAAAACTCAATGTAAGCGCATTTATGTTGAAGCATACGAGGCTGGTCTTTTGGCTGGCAAAGATGCAGACACTCCAAAGTTTGTGGTTGGTTCACCAACTACTGCACTTGGTAGTGATATTGATTTTAGTAAAAAAACTTACATCCTTGACGGTCTTTGCGGATTCGCTTGGGTAAACATTTCTCCAGCGCGAGGTGCGTTTGTGAATTGGTTAAAGGCTCAAGGTATCGGTAGCAAAGGTTATTACGGTGGATACGAGATTTGGGTTCGTGAATTCGGACAGAGCGTAGACCGTAAATATGCTTTTGCTCAAGCCTTCGCTCAGGTTCTTGGAAAATACGGAATCGAAGCGAGCGCTGGCAGTCGCCTTGACTAAGTAACAAAATAAAATTCATCCCGTCGGTCTCTTCTTAGATTGGCGGGATGAACCACATAACCACCTTTTTCCTTTCATGGTTATGTGTGGGGTATCATTTACGCGGGTACCCAATAGTTCGGTGGCGTAGTAGCGCCTGTTACGCGTCCGTCCTCTCTCTAGCGTAACTTTCATCGCTCCGCCACCGAGCGCCCATCCTTGACACTCATTCATCTTGATGATGTACCCTTAAACAAGGTTCGCAAAACACCTACTCGCCAAAGTGAGGTCAGTCCAATACTGACAACAGAGAAGCGCTACATCCAGTAGCGATGAATGTTCACCCTTAACAATGGAGGAATATGCGATTCTATGAAAAAGTTATTACAAAACCAGTTCCAGTCGCATTATTTATACTTGGATTTATACTTCTAAATCCATTTCACATTCCACCCGACCCAGTAGCGCAAGCAAGTGACACAGCAATAGTTAAACCGATATTGGTGGAGCGCACACCTGAAGCATCCAAAGAGTTCGCTAAAAAGCGTCTCGGTGCTTATGGTTGGGATACACCCGCTCAATGGGAATGTTTACTATCGCTATGGACAAAAGAATCAAATTTCCGTCCTGATGCTTACAATAAAACACCCGTCTACCAAAATGGAGAAAAACTCCATGCTGGCGGTATTCCACAGATACTTGGACTTGACCCTGACTTATCAGTTGAGGAGCAAGTAACCCGAGGATTTGTTTATATCGAACACAGATATTCCAATCCCTGTGCGGCGTGGCGCTTTTGGGAAAGAAATTTTTGGTACTAACCTCCCTAAATGGGATTTGAAGAAGAACAGAAAAAACCTTCAGCAATAGACGATGCGCTCGCCGAAATCGGGCGCATCGCTTTTGTTGAACCAGCAATTTGTACTGGCTGGGTTCTCGTATCTGAATGGATGGGCGAAGGCGATAAGGATTACTGGACGCTAACTCTTGCCGATGACCAAAATCCTGATTGGCGTCATCTTGGATTAGTTCATCACGGATTAAAGAATTGGGAGGGCAACGATGATGTCGGACTCAGAGATAAACCAAGCGAAGATTGAAGAAGAAAGATTACAGTTACTTAATGATTTAATCAGAGAACGCTTTGGTGATTGGGCAACACGCAAAGACATTCCAATCCAAGATAATCAAGAAGTCTCAAGATAACATTTATACATGGGTTCATTTGCATCTAAGGCGCCGTGCCGTGAAGCCGACCCTTGGCTCTTTGACCAATTCAATTTAGATTTAGTACAACCAGCACTTAACTATTGTTCCCGATGTATTTTTTGGGAAGAGTGTGAATCTCTAGTACAGCCTAAGCCTAGTTTTTATGATGGAGTAGTTGCTGGCAAGGTATGGCGCAATGGACGAATTTTGGCTAAGTTAGATGCCACTTCCCCTAATCGTTTAATTGTTGGAGAGGAACCTAATGAAGAAAGTTTTGACGCCTTGGAAATTCGAGGGAGCGAGTTGTTGGGGGATAGAGACGAATTATTTCTTTCCGAATGATGACGGAGGAGTTAGCAACGAATATGCAATAGCAAAGAAAATTTGTAAGGGATGCTACTGGCAAGAGGAATGTCTTACCTATGCGTTACATTACAAAGTGCAAGGGATTTGGGGTGGAACAACACTAAATCAAAGAGACATAATGAGAAAACAACTAAACATAATCGCCAAACCAATAACCAATGAAAGGCATACAGCATGAGCGCACCAATAACAATCACAGGAAATATAGTTAATGACCCTGAACTAAGATTTACTCCTAATGGTAAAGCCTTAGCAACATTTACAGTAGTGACATCTAAGTCCAGTAAGAAACCTGATGGCACTTGGGACAATGTAGATACAACTTTTTGGGATGTAAAAGCATGGGGCAAGATTGCCGAAAATTGTGCAGATTCTTTAGGCAAGGGAATGTCAGTAATTGTTGTAGGCACCGCACTTCAAGAAAACTGGGATGACAAAGTAACAGGGGCTAAACGCTCAAAGATTGTAGTCACCGCTTGGAACCTAGGCATCGATATGAAGCGCCATACAGTCGCTCAAGTAAGTTCACCTAACCGTGCAGAGAAGCCTAATACAAACTCACCTTCAGACCCTTGGAGTGCGCCTTTATCTGATATTGCGCCTTTCTAACCCTGATGTAGTATCATGGGGGTTGATAAACTCTCGAAAGGGGTTGTAAATGGCTTGGACTGATTTCTTCACAAAGGAATTAGCAGGTTCAAAAGTTGTTGTTGATTCGAATGGCAAACCATTTGTATCTCAAGAGATTGCTCTAAAAGAGTATGTTGAGATTGAATTAAACATCCAACAGGATGCTTTGCCTTACAACATCTACTTTCGACGCTTCGATGCAATCGGTGGCGAATTAGAAAATCGTCTTTTTGCTCAAGTCGGCGATAGAGATTTGGCTTTGAAGTCTGCTTTAGGAATAACTAACAAAAGAATTAACTCTTTTGAATTTGTCCTAGACGGAGAATAAAAAGGCTAAATTCGCTTAACGGTATAATCGACGGGTGTACGATAACCTTTCACCCAATAGTGAAGGAGTCGTGTCTGTTTTAGGGGCTTTTGCCATTCAGACTCACGAATTATTTTCGGAGTTAGTAGAGGCAGGATTCAATCAAGAACAGGCAATAGCAATCGTCGTCGGATTAGCAACCAAAGAGTAGAGGGTTAAATGGCTGAGAAAATAACGCCTGATTTACAAGAGTTCGGCTCTACTGGTCTGCGTCGTTCAGGCGGAACGATATTTGAAGAATTTTTAGTAAACCTCCGCGGACAACGCGGTGCAAGAATCTATCGAGAGATGGCGGACAACGACCCGACTATCGGCTCAATGTTATTCGCAATCGAAAAAGTTATTACTCGTCTTGAATGGCGTGTAGACCCTTATTCAGATAATTCTAAAGACGGAGAAATTTCTCCTGAAGATAAAGAAGTAGCGGCGTTCGTAGAATCTTGTCTGCATGATATGAGTGAGTCTTGGGACTCTGCACTATCTCAAATGCTTTCTATGTTGGTTTTTGGTTTCTCATTCCATGAAATTGTTTACAAAGTCCGTGAGGGCGATAGCAAAGACCCACAGCGTAAATCTAAATTTAATGATGGTCGTATTGGCTGGCGCAAGATGCCTATTCGCGCCCAAGAAACATTATTCCGATGGATGATGGATGATGATGGCGGTATTCAAGGAATGGTTCAAGTAGACCCATCCTCGGGCG